ACCGTCCCCGACGTGGGGAGGGTCATCGTGTGGTAATCGCCATCGGACATGTCAATGGTCACGGTCCCTGCGGTGACAGCGCCTAGCGCATTCAGGGCATAGGCAATCGACCACGGAGGGGCTTTCAAGCGTTCTTCAACGTCCACCTTGACGTTGCGTATTTCCTGAGCGCCAAGACCGGCCTTTTCGGTGTTCGCCGGGGTGCTGGTCGAGTAGACGTTTGTATAACGGGAAGCCATTATTTACCTCACAGAAGATTGTGGCACTTTGGACAGGTGTACCCGGCGGACTTTACCTTGACCGGAACTACCTTCTTGCACGTCGAACAGTATAATTTCATTAGCAGTCTATGTACGGGAGAACCACGTTCCCGTTACTCCTTGTGAAGTGCTTATTTTTCATAAGCTGAATCTCTGAGTCTGACATCTCCTCCCACACCTGAGCGGCCTGCCATTCGTGACGACGCTTCTCCTCGAACGACGCGAGGTAGTAAGCAATGGCGTCGGGTGCTTCTTCCGTGAGAGAATCGGTGTGAGTCAAAAACGTAGTCGGCCGCGCGAGGTACTTGTAGTACTTCATTTCCAAATACGTCGCTTCATCGGTCATCGGGAACAGCCTCATGGTGTTCTCGTAAATATCATAGTAGAGCGGGTGCGACTGAGTTCCTCCGATGTCGAAGCCTTCTTTGTCCTCGGTCCCCATCGGGAGTTTCGTCAAGTTGATTATCCCGTTGCACTTGCGAATCGAGTACGCCGCCGCTGCCTGCGTAGGCCCGGCAGTTGCAAGCGTCAAGTTCGTGGCATCGGTCACGGTGAGGATTTCATACCACGTCGCGTCGTCCCAACTTATCTGGTACTTCTTACCAGACCAGTCGGCCTCCCACGCCGTACCAGTTCCTATGACGGCGGTGGTCGCGGCGCATTCAGCGGAACCAGTCTCGTATTTCGCAGAGTCAAACCGTAAAATTCGCACAGGCCCGATCTCGACTTTGAAGTCTGAAGGAAGCGCAAGCGAGCGCGTGTAAGCGGGAACGGCAACGCCATATTCCTCCTCCATCCACCAATAGTTGTAATCGTCCATCACTTTACGCATGAAGTTGGCAATCAAGCCCTCAGTCACAGCCTGGGCCTGCGTGGTAAGAGCGGCGGGAGGGGTCGTGTCCCCGTAAACAAGAAACATCGCACGATTGTATATTTCCGAGAGCGTCATCTCCCCCTCCCTAGTAATACGGTATGGGCTGTATCACAGCGGGTATAGCCATCACCTGTCGCTGTAATACGTTCCACCGTCGCAAGCTTTCCACGTTCCAAAACAGCGTGTAGTACTCGTGGTAAAGCTCGATCAATTCGGCGTCGGTCATGAGGTCTTTGCGCTCGACCTCGTGGCACCCTAGCCGCCGATTGGCGTTGTACATCCGGCAAATAAAAGGACGCCGTTCGTAAACGGTGCACTTGCCGTCAGATAAAAAGGCGCATGTCCCGATAGCGTCGAAGTTGTTGCCATCCAGTAGGGACTTCTCAAAGTCCGATACGTGAAAGGGCGTCTTGCAGCACTTGTTCCCGCACTGTGAGCACGGAGTATCGGGAATGCGCGCGTAGAGGTCATATAACAGCCTGAGCTTCTTCTCGTGTGTCAACCGGGTCCTTCTTTGAGTGTTTCTTTGCCAGATCGTCGGCGCTCTTTTCGTCGTCGTAGAACTCGCTCTTTGAAATCGGTATTCCGGTACACTCGGCAGGATTGCACTCGATGCAGTCTTTGTCACATACGAAGTATTTCTCTTCGCGGACATTGAACCGGTGCATCTCAATAGGGATCACGACTTCCCCGCCGCCGCCAAGCTTCTGCCCGCCCTCGCGTCTTTCGCTCTGGATCACCGCATCGGTGAAAGGAATAACCGAATCCAGACAAGCCGTTCGTCCGGGGACCACAAGAGGTTTTCTCTGTATGGGTACGTTGGTCGTGTATCGCTCGATTGCGAGGTTGGCCCTGCTAATGACTGCGTGAATCTTCTTCTTCATAAATCTTCCTATAATGAAAAGTCAGGGGGGACTTGAAGCCCCCCTGTTGTGTTACCCGCTGCAAATCGCAAGATAGTGAGTCGTTACCGTATCCTGCTGTGCCGAAGTACCGATGGTAATTCCCTTTGAAGCTCCGGGAGTCGTACCACTGGAAACAGTCGGGTCGCCGCCGGTGTAGGGAGTGAAGCCGTTCGACGCTATGATGTCGTCGTCGCCTTCACACATGTACGCACCGGTCGCGTCGGACATGTTCTTCTCGTACACAAACGTCTTCACCGCGTTATCGGTCATCGAAATAGTCATAAAGAAATCGGGTATGAATCCGAGTTCTATATTCTGCGCTGCCGAACTTCCGGTGAACGTGCCAGTTTTGATTATCGCCATAGTTTTCTCCTTACCTCCACGCCTTGTAATAGAGCGTGGCCCCGAGGACCTGAAGGTCCGTATCCGCGCCAACCGTGAACCCACGCCCACCACCGGGAGTCGTACCCGAAGAAATCGTGAACTCAGCCGCAGTATAGAGGCTTATCCCGAGAGAGGAGGTGAAGGTCAGCGGATCGTCGCTGTAAATGTTGTAGTCGGAAGCCGTCGAGAACGTGCTCGTCGCTCCCACCCATGAAGCACCGGCGGTCGCCTGAACCGTCACGTAACCAAGACGAACATAGCCAGCGGAAGTCGCGGCAATGTCAGCAATGGCAAGCGCTTCGGTCGTGTGAGTGAATACGGTCGAGTCAGGCCCGGTTGCAATAGAACCATCGGCAAGTTTCTGAGAGAAACCGAAAGTTCCCCACGCAGACTTGTTGACCGTAGACGCCGCAGGGTTTGAAGTCCCTGCCGCAGTCGAGGTGTAGCCCGCCGTCGCCTGCGAATACACCGAAGCGTAGTTCACATAGGCTTTAGTCGAGGTGATGCTCAGGGTCGCGGGTTCGAGTAGACCGGTCCTTCCGTGAGCCACGGGAACGATCTTGTTCGCGGTCCCCTCGTCCATGTCGCTGGTCCACCACATCTTCACGCCGTTGTCGGGGTTGAATATCTCGACCGCGCTGGGGTGAAATCCGATTACTTCGTTGATTGCGGCAAGCGAACTTGCATCACACGAAAGCGTGCCGGTAAAAACCTGTTTATCCATTGTAATTCTCCTTCATAAGTTGGATGAACGACGGGGCATGGTTAGCCCCGTCATTTCAGATTTTACGTACCAGCAAGCTTGCTTTCGCACTCGATGCGCACGGCTGCGCTATCGTTGAGAATCGTGGTTACGTGTTCGACTATCGCGCCGACGGTTGAACGCTGCTCAAGCGGTCCGCCTTCGGTCTTGCGGTCGTGTACGTAAGTCCTTACGCCGCCTTCCATCTCGGTACAAGCATAGAAGCCCTTGCCAACAACGAGGTTTGAGTAAACAGTCGTCGAGTCGGCGGAAGCGGCGGCCCAGGTTTTGACGTTCGTGGACATGATGAAACGAACGCCGGAAACGTGCGCGCCGATCTCGCCGGGGTACAGGCTCGAATAGCTGGCATAGTGCTGAACCGGGATGAAACCGGAGGTCGCAGGTGCCCAGTAAGTCGTGTCACCGCCGCGTATCCACTGTGCAATCGTCGGGTGGATGAAGCACAGATAAGCTTCCGGTATAGGCGAGGAGTCGTAGCCGGAACCGGTCTTTATCATTGTCTGTATCTTTTCGACGTTCGCGTTTTCCAGAGTCGAAACCGCAGCGCGAAGGTGATACGGGGTGAACACGCCGTTGTTGACAACGGTGCGAGCACCGGAAGTCGAACCCACGTTGGTCGCGGTCACGCGGATGTAATTCGTTCCGGCGTTGATAACCGAAGCGATGGTCTGGTCAACGGTGTTCCCCATCATTTCTCCCATGAGGCCGACAGTCTCCGATATAATCGGGTCGATGTCGGTCATCTGAACCATGTCGGTTATGATGGAGTACCCGCCATACTGCCCGATGGTGGACGTGATCTGAGTATCGTCCAGAACGAGCGGAGAAGGGGTTACGCCTTCTTCCAGCGGAGCGGTCTGAGCGGACAGGCTTTCGATTCTGCGAAACTTGATCTGGTCGCCCGAACGCATTTTCAGCGGTCGCATTTCTGCGGCTGCCTTGTGGATGAGGCGCGGCAAGAGCCTCTGAAGCAGGCGCTTGTCGTAGTAAGTCCTTATAGGACTGGGTATGTCAGTGGTTTTGGTGTAATCCATTGAGTTGTCCTGATTTCAACTCGTCTAGGAAGAATAGCCCTCTACCCTCCGTACCATCTCGTTGAAGTCTTTACCGAGAGGGTCCATCTTGGCGATTCGTTGTGTCTCGTCCAAAACGGGCGAGGCCGAACCGCCGACAACGGGAGGAGGCTTTCCTAGATTAGCGTCAAGTTTTTGGGAAACCTGACCTTTCTTTTCTGCCTGTTTGCGATTCATGAGAGATTCGGCAAACTCGTATGCAATTTCGGGACCGCGCGGGTGCTCCATGATGATCTTGTCGAACCCGCGATATGTAGGATTAGTGGCAATGAATTCGTCGAGAATCGCCATGCGGTCCTCAAAGTCCTCGTTGGCACTCACCCTCGCCACGCTCTCGCGGAAGGAGTCCTGAAATTGTCGCTTTGCTTCTTCGGCCTGACGCCTCGATTCCAACCTCCGCAAGTCACCGGCGGTAAGAATGTCATCGTCCCTGAACTCGTCCTGCTGCTGCGCCGGGGCTACGCGGGCCTCTATCGCATCAAGCTTTGCCTGAATCGCTGCAAGGTTTCGTTCATATGCCTTGTTCTCTCGGCGCAAACGGGCAAACGCCGCTGCGTCCTTATCCTGACCGGGGGTTTCAGGAGTTACACCCGTCTCTGCGACTTGCTGGTCGGGGGCACCAGCTACCACGTCAGTATCGGGGGTTGCGCTTACCTCCGGGACTTCTGCGGTTACACCCTGTTCGTCGCTCATAAAAAACCTCGTGTATAAAATACGAAAGCCCGCGCCGGGATTACTCCCAACGCGGGCCTCCGCTACATCCAAAAGGGGTGCGAAAGAATCCGCTTATTTGGTACTA